ACGTTCAGCCTATGACATGAAATGGGAAATGGAAAAGTCTATGGCACACCGCCGTGGCACCGACGCCCATGAAGAATTAGAAATTTTGAAGAAAGCTCAAGAAGAGTTGGTTTTTGAAAATAACCGCCTCAACGAGCATACCAATCAATATAAAGAAGCAGTCAGTGGACTGGAAACTACTTTACAAGAAGTTAACCTTTCCAATGCGCGTCTTCTTTACACGAATCGTGTTTTGAGAAATACCTCCCTCAATGAGCGGCAGAAAGATAAAATTGCCGAAGCTATTTCAAAAGCTGGTTCAGTCACAGAGGCAAGGACACTTTATGAAACCCTCAAAAGCACAGTGGAGTCACGGCCAAAGGCTAGACAAAAATCCCTGAGCGAGATGATTCACCGTCCTTCTTCTGTTATCCGAGCTTCCAGTCAGGAAGTTCAGCCTACCGATCCCTTTACCGAAAGGATGAAGAGATTAGCAGGTATTAAGTAATAATAAATACAATAATATAGGAGGTATTTAAATTATGGCTAGTATTATCGAAAGGTTGACCGAAGGTGTGGTCAATCGTGATTTGCGTGCCGAGGGTTCTGCTCTACTTTCAAAGTGGGAGCGAACAGGTCTTCTTGAGGGAATTCCCAAAGAACAAAATCGTCACGTTATGGCTCGGTTACTTGAGAACCAAGCTAAAGAGCTTCTCCGCGAAGCTAGCACCATGTCGGGAGGTGATGTCGAAGGCTTTGCAGCCGTCGCATTCCCCATTGTCCGACGTGTTTTTGCAGGACTGATCGCAAACGATATCGTTTCCGTTCAGCCAATGAGTCTGCCCTCTGGACTCATTTTCTTCCTTGACTTTACCACTTCTACAAGTGGTGCGGGTCTTCCGCGTTTGGGTTGGGGATCAACTGAAGAGTCACTCTATGGTGGCGCGCGCATTGCTGCGCAGATCACCGGTGGTGTAAATCTTGCTGGAGCAAATGCAGAGGCTGGTCCTTATGCGCTCAACCAGGGTTATGCTTCACCAACGGGTTCTACCACAGTCGCTCCTACCGGTCTTACGCTAATTGCGTCAGGTAATGTTGGAGTCGTCGGCGGAACAGGGAACAACCCCCTCACCGCAACCGATCAGGCTATGTTGGATGGTTTTGTGCAATATGATGTAGATCTTAAAGATTTGCCAGTTGCTGTTTATACGATGAGTGGCACTAGTGATGGTAACTTTGAGCAGTTTAACACTGATAACCTTATCGGTGTAACAGTTAGTTCGGTGACAGGTGTCAGTAATTTTGATACTACCTTCCGGCAGACGCGCCGCTGTTCTCGTATTACAACCGGCTCTACCGGTGATGATCCTAGTCAGTCCAATTGGGTGATGACGCTGGTGTTTAGCGGCTACCTTGATTCTACTGCACTTAGTCAAATTCTTGCAGTGAAGACCGCCGGTACGGCAATGCCGATTACCTATCCCATTGATGATAATTTGACGACTGGTGGCGCGCTTGGTTCCGTTGTTGGTACCACAGTGTGGGGCTTGGAAAATAACCCCAACATCCCAGAGATCGACATCAAAGTCGATTCCGTGGCTGTAACCGCTATCACCAAGAAGCTCAAGGCTAAGTGGACGCCAGAGTTGGGACAGGATCTTAATGCCTATCACAACCTTGACGCCGAAGTAGAGCTTACCAGTATTCTCTCTGAGCAGATTGCTCTTGAGATTGACCGCGAGATCCTTGAGGATCTTATTGTCGGTGCATCCGCTGGTACGTACTACTGGAGCCGTTCACCGGGTCTATTTCTGGAGCGCACAACTGGTGCTGAGATTGGCGCATCTTCGGCTGCTCCTGATTTCACTGGTACTGTGAGTGAATGGTATGAGACTCTTGCTGAAACCATCAATGATGTGTCAGCACAAATTCACCGGAAGACTCTTCGGGGTGGAGCTAACTTTATCGTCTGCGGACCTGAAGTTGCTAACGTCCTTGAGTTCACCGCTGGATTCCGTGCTTCTGTCACAGCAGATGATGAGGTCGGTTCAATTGGTGCCGTGAAGACAGGCTCTCTTTCTAAGAAGTTTGACGTTATCGTGGATCCTTATTTCCCACGCGCTGTCATTCTTGTTGGTCGGAGAGGAGCTAGCTTCCTTGAGTCTGGTTATGTATACGCACCTTATGTGCCACTACAGACCACTCCAACTATCTTCGGTCCCGAAGACTTCGTGCCTCGCAAGGGTGTGATGACTCGTTATGCCAAGAAGATGGTGCGTCCCGATATGTATGGTATCGTGGTGGTTGAAGGACTTCTCGGTCAGGCAGGCGCTACAAGCTAATCAGTAGCAACTCATTAAAAGGAACCCGCCCTCTTCTGGGGGCGGGTTTTTTACTTTTAAGAGACTATGTATAGGAAAGGAAAAGGAGAGTTATAAACGATGGCCGTTACCGTTACTAATCAGTCAAATCCCCTTGGAGCTAAACTTGTTCAAGACACTAGCGCGGGAGGGACCGCAATCGATAATACTACCGGCGCCACCGGTACCCTTTATGCTGTGGAGGTAGACAATACCGCTAATGCAAGTGCGGTATATTTTAAAATGGCAGACTCTACGAATGCCACCGCTGGGACGACGGCAGCGGATATTTGTCTGATGTGTGACGCCTCGACCAAAATAAATTATGTATTTCCTACGGGAATAGCTTTTTCTAGTGGATTTAGTCACTGGTGTGTAACTGCCGCCGCAGAATCCAATACTACCTCACCAGGATCCTCTGTGATCGCACGTTACGTCACGAGCTAAAAAATAGCTTAAAAGAGCCAAATAAATGCAAAGCCTCCCTTTTTGATGGAGGCTTTATTTGTTATAACGACTATTTATTCGTGAATCGAAAGATTCATCCCATGTTATTAAACATGATTATAAATGGAGGGTTATAAAAATGGGAACTAAAAGAGTAGGCTTGGCGAGAACCCAAGCATTAATTGAGAATTTGAAGAGAGAGATAGCCTTAACAAGCACCACGCTCAACGGGGTGCTCTTCGGCGTGCCCGACACAATTGCGGCAGACGCGACTTTGACAGCCGCCGATAGCAACAAATTGATTCGCTTTGATGTCGCTGCTAGCGATGTTACAGTCACACTTCCAACGACAGTCACTGCTGGTTTGACTTATACGTTTCTTTGCGTCGGCGCAAGTGCTAAATCGCTTTTAATTGATGCTGGCTCAGCATCGATTGTTGGCACCGTGATAACGCAACTTGTGGACGGAACCGACTCGTCCCGCGCTGCCTATAACCAGCTCGTACTTGGCTTTGCTGATAACCACATTGTTGGCGATCATTGTACAATTATTGGTGATGGCACCAATTGGCGAATCCTAGAGGCTACGTGTGCCACTGGATTTACCGCTAGCTAAACTAAAAAAATATATCTTTTATATTTATCCCCCTCTTCGGAGGGGGAGGCTTTTCTTGATTTAAATTATTGGTAAATTAACTTTTATTTTAAGCCTCACCTCTAACGGGGTGGGGCTTTCTTTTTAAGCACAAAGCAACTACTTATTGGTGAAATCTTTATAAAGGAGAACTAAAGATGAACCCAAGAAAAAGACTTTGGTGGAAGATGCAAGCACGCACTGCCAACACGGTAGGCGTAGAGGAGACGGTGGTGGTAGAGCCCACGCCTGTAACTTTAAAGGCCGATACCTCAACAGTAAAAGTAGTAACCCCAAAAAAGGCGGTTCAACAGAAACGCACAGTAGTCCCCAAAAAGGGTGTGAAGGGTAAGACTAAAACATTAAAGAAAACTATGAGAGACAACGTATAAAATAAACGTTTATCCATATTGAGTTTTGTAGGCGTCTTTACTATTTAATGTGTAGGAGTACGCATAGATGCCCAAAAATTTAAGTCCCAAATCACAAACTAGTGCGGTGGTGCTTCCCGCTACGGGAACAATTGGCGACGTTGCAGCCGCCGTACCATTTGGAATCTATACTGGATCTGCAGCATTCTTATCGGGTGCTGCCGTTCAAGTTGCTTACATATATAAAAAGCTGGGAGGGGATGTTGTAGATATTGAACTAACTCCCTCAAATGTCTATTCGGCATACGAGGAAGCAGTTCTAGAATATTCTTATATTATCAACCTTCATCAAGGGAAGAACATTCTTTCAACGGTGCTCGGAGATACCACCGGTACATTTGACCACAAAGGCGATAGAGTTACAGGACCCACCGGCGTTAATCTTAAGTATCCACGTGTCAAATTAGGATACGCTCATCGAGTGGGAGATGGAGCATCGGCTCTCGCTGGCTTTGGTGGAACACGGCGACTATACTCAGCCTCTATTGAAGTGGCCACAGACGTACAAGATTATGATCTCCAAGAGATCATTGGATCGGCTTCGGATTCAGGTGTGGATGGACAGGGGGGAGATGTCCCGTATGCTGGCAAAGTTAATGACAAGCGTCTCTATGTTACTAAAGTTTTTTACAAGTCTCCTCGCGCAATGTGGCGCTTCTATGGCTATTACGGAGGGATAGGCGTGGTAGGAAACTATTCGACATATGGACAGTTTGCTGACGACTCTACATTTGAGATTATTCCTACGTGGCAAAACAAAATGCAGGCTATTATGTATGAGGATTCAATTTATACACGAACCTCCCATTATTCCTATGAATTAATTGATAATATATTGAGACTTTTTCCTCAACCATCGTATTGGGGAATTGCTGATTTACCTCGCGTATGGGTTAAATTTTATATTTCCACTGATGCTTGGGATGCCGATGAGACTTATTATACGGGCAATGAAGGTATTAATAATGTTAATACAATTCCTTTTGATAATTTACCATATATAAATATTAACTCTATTGGTAAACAATGGATTAGAAAATATACTTTAGCATTATGTAAAGAAATGTTGGGGCAGATTAGAGGTAAGTTTCAAACGCTTCCGATCCCAGGATCGAGCGTTACTCTCAATCACAGTGAACTAATTTCTCAAGCTAAAGAAGAACAAACGGCATTAAAAGCTAACTTAATAGAAATCCTGAATGAAATCGAATATCCCGCACTTGCTAAACGCGATCAGGAGACAGTGGAAGCAGTGGAGGCCACCTTTAAAGTTTCACCCCTTCCAATTTTTGTAGGATGATAGAGCATGTCCAATGAATGGAAAAGACCCGCAAGCCCCCCGCCCCCACTCTTTTTAGGAAAGAAAGAAAGAGATCTTGTTAAACAAGTTAATGATGAACTTATTGAAAAGGTCATCGGGCAACAGGTTCTTTATTATCCTATTGATATAGAGACGACAGATTTTCATCCTTTATATGGAGAAGCCATTAAAAAAACCTTTCTACCGCCTGTAAGAATTTATGCTTTAGTCGAGTTCACAGATTATACGACCACATATCTGCCTAATGCAGGAGTGGACAAAACATGGGAAGTAAATATTCATTTCCATAAACGTCGGTTAGAGGAAGATCAAAACATGTATGTGCGTGAAGGTGATTTTGTATTATATGGCGATAATTATTATGAGATCGTGAAGCTAGTTCAATCACATTTGCTTTTCGGTCAAGTAGACCATTATTTTGAAATTGCGGCTCGTTGTAGACGCGCAAGAGAGGGACTTTTCGATGCTACCTGATAATTTTGATTTCGCAATGCTGCCTGTGGGAGCCAGCCCTAAGACTCTCAAAGAGATTGGGATGTTGGAGTCCAGTATTGAAACTATTGATTACGCGCTGACATCTTGGCTAAAAGAAGATTTAAAACTATCGGCCACCACCAACCGAGG